ACTTTACAAACTTCATCCCAGTTTCTAAAGTTTCACATCCCGAGTGGCGAAGCCACTCGTATCTAAGCGGTAAAGTCTTTCAGACTTTCGCCCCACTTAAAAATAAACTCTCACTATAATATAAAATGTCTGGTGGTATCGCCCAACTTGTCGCTGTCGGTGCTCAGGATGCCCACCTCGTCGGTGATCCCGAGGTGAGCTTCTTCCGTTCCACCTACCGTCGCCACACGAACTTTTCCCAAACTGTCGAGCGTCAGGTCATTCAGGGTGCTCTCTCCCAGGGTGGTATGTCCACCGTTCGCTTCGAGCGTAAGGGTGACCTTCTCGGCTACACCTACTTCACTTCGATCAACAACGCCTCCAACGCCTGTGAGGCCCTTGACTGGTCGACCATGATCGACAAGGTTGAGCTCCTCGTCGGTGGCCAGGTCATCGATGACCAGGATGCCTTCTTCACCAACAACATCGCCCCCAACCTTTTCGCGACCGGTCTCGCCAAGTCCGTCGCGGGTGAGCTCTATGATGGCTCCACCGCCGCCAAGTTCTACCCTCTCCGCTTCTCCTTCTGTGAGAACTGGCAGTCGGCCCTTCCCCTCGTGGCTCTCCAGTACCACGATGTCGAACTCCGGATCCGGTGGAAGTCCCACGCCAACGTCGACAGCTCGGTCCGCCGCGTCGAGTGCCACGCCAACTACATCTACCTAGACACCGATGAGCGTGAGCTTCTTGCCCGTGATCCTCGTGCGATCCTGATTACCCAGGTCCAAAAGTCCCTGGCGTCCCTCGGTCGTACTCAGGAATTGAACTTCAACCACCCCGTGAAGTTCCTCGCCGCGAGCAACGTCGCTGCTGACAGTGTCAACACGGCGGCCAACCGTGTCAAGCTCCAGATCAACGGTACTGATGTGACTGACTTCAAGTTCATCGATCCCCACTACACGTCGGCGACGTCCTACTACCATTCCCCCAACGCTAAGGCGGATCCTTCGCTGTACACCTTCCCCTTCTGCCTGGACACGTCCAAGCTCCAGCCCACGGGGTCCCTCAACTTCTCCCGCCTTGATTCGGCTCGCATTGTCAGTGAGACGACGAGCTTCAAGGATACCATTTACGCGGTCAATTATAACATTCTCCGTGTCGAAAATGGTATGGGTGGTTTGATGTACTCTAACTAATTGTCCGTACCGTAACATAATATTTACTACTAGTAAAATGAACTTCTGGTTGATTGTCTTTTTACTAGGAGCCGTTTTCGTACTCACGTACGATCCCAAGTCCAGGACACTCGAAAAAATCGTAGAGGTCCAGCCCAAACAAGAACAATGTGAAGCTGAACGTTTCCAACGCCTTCAGTTTATCGGTGGTGATGATGCCTGTACCCAGAAGGGCAAAACAAACATGGGTGCAATTATTTCTGCTTAAAAGAAATACACATCTATTACACATAAGATGTTTGCTCTTGACCGTGAAACGATGCTCATTGCCGGTGTCATCATTTGTTTGGGTGTGATGGCCTACATGTTCAATGATATGAAGAAGACGAAGGAGGATGTCTATGCCGTGAAGACCTTTTCGATGAACCTCATGAAGAACCTGACGATCGAACCCGTGGAGCCTCCCGCGGAGAAAAAGCCTGAGACTGAGGAGAAAAAGGAGGAATAAACATATTCGCTTATTATAACTTGCTAAATGAGCAATGAAGAAATACAAAGCGATCGCTATTCCAGTCACATTTGAAGACGATCGACCACGGTTTCTGACCGTACGAGATCGTAGATTTAAGGATTGGATTTTTGTCACGGGGGGATGTCGACGACGGGAAATCTATAATCCATTGAGGTGTGCCCTCAGAGAGCTTGAAGAGGAGACACGGGGTGTTGTCTCATTGAAGAAGGGGGAGTATACAGAGTTTAGTTTTATACACAGGGAGAGTCCGACGGTAGAATTAGTTTATAATGTCTACGTCTTCTTCGTCAACTATAAGCGGACCGATCAACAACAACTGATCAAAAAGTTTAATGACGAAAAGACAAAGACGAATCTAAAAAAAATTAACAAAGAACCCATCAAGAAAACCTACGATGAAAATGATTTCATGAGCTTCGATACTCTCGAAGAGTTTAACACCCGTAAACGTTGGGACCTCATCGTACATAATGTCATACAAAACCCCGAATTCTATTCGTGTGTGACTTCACTTAATAGAAAAACCTTCAGTATAAAATAGAATGAAGTCAAAGACTTACATCTTGAAGCAGATCAGAGATCTTCTTATTGATAACAAAGCATACACTGAACGTCGTGCCGAACAATACGTTGAAGCTGTAAAGGACAAAACAGTCTACGAACTTCTTGTTATTAAAAAGAACTTAAGTGAAGACCAGAAAGAACATGCAGACGTATCGTGTATGCGATCGATCCTATACGATTGTCAACAAGACGATTAAAAGAATACCGCTATACCAGAATAAGGATGTTCAAGAGTTGGTGCTCGAAGAACAAATTCAACAATGCGAAAGCAACGTCACATGTCCTCATGGATGGTGGGGTTCTTTCCATTCCATTCAACAAGCTTGACGAATTCTGTGAACAATACGTGGAAGCCGTGAAGAACAAAGAAAAGATGTATCTGGTGGAGCAGAAGACACCAACCTATAACTTCTTTTTGGACATCGACTACAAAGATGAAGATGCCCTCGAACTCGAACGTGTAGAGAAGATCTGTCGTGTCATCTGTGACAAGGTAAAGACTCTGGGTGGTCGAGACTGTGTCGTGTGTGTCGCCAGACCGAAGAAAACCGATAACAATCTCACCAAAACCGGTGTACACTTGAACTGGCCGGGGTTCGTCGTTAACCAGGAAGGTGCCTTGAACATCCGTGATCATGTCATCGCGACGTTGACGTCGGTCTTCAAACAGGTGGAGTGGGACAAGGTTGTCGACCGATCTGTCTACAAGGGGAGTGGTTTCAGGATTCCATGGTCCTACAAGAAGGGTAAACACGTCGATTGTAATGGTCAGGGGTGTGCAGCTTGTGAACAGGTGGGCAAGATTACAGAATCACCCTATGTACCCTTGTTCAGGTATGTTTATGGACCCGTGATGTGTATCATGAAGAAGATTCCCCAGGAACCATCGATCGATATACTCAGGGATACGATGGTCCGAACAGATGCCAAGGACGTTGTCACTATTCGCCAACTCGACGGACAGAAGAAGAAGGAAGGGTCGTTCTCACAAGCTCAGATGAAGGATGAGTTTAAAGATTCTGAAGCTATCGCTTATCTGGAAACCTTCATCCGGAAGAATATGGAAGGTCAGGAGGATGCGAGAGTCACGAAGATTTTCACACATAAGAAACAGTTTTTGATCTCGACGACATCGAAGTATTGTGAAAACCTGGGAAGATCTCACAATTCCAATCATGTTTGGTTCCACATGGTCGGGGGTTCGATCTCACAGAAATGTTTTTGTGACTGTGAGACGATCATAGGTCGTCGACACGGTTTCTGTGCAGACTTCAGGGGAAGAGAACATCGTTTGACGGATAAGATCATCAACAAGTTCTATGATGATACACCATTACCCAGTCGAACGTCAACACCCCCTCCTAAACAGAAGATTAAGACATCTGAAGCTGTCAAGGTCATGAACACCTACATCAATAACTGTATCAGACCAACGAATGTTCTCTCTGTCACCAAGAACAGGAACAAGTATACCATCAACGTGACAGATACAGACTGTGACATGAAACATGGAGCCGAATGCCACTTTACGGTTGACAAGTCAGGCATCGACTTTATGTGTTCCAAATGCACTGGGAAACCCAGGAGGTTTCTCCTAAACAAGAAATCCAAAGAGATTTTATTTCCGGACACAAAATAAGATGTCGAGTGTACTCTTGGTAGCATCAACCTACTTGACAAGGTTACTCACAAAACGAGCCGTCAAGATGGATGAGATTGATGTACTCGTGAAGAAAGCTCATGAATATTCGGGGTTGGATCCAGATAGTTTTTATGCCTTTATCACGAACATATCAATGTTTAAAAAACATATCGGAACACCAGAAACTGCGACACCCTTTCTTTATATAGCCCTAGAACACCTTGAAGACGTCGGAATAATGAGCGAATACCAGGAAGATATACATGAACTCGTTAAACAAATAGGGTATTACGCTGAACAACAGCTCATGAACGTCGACGCCGCGTTTCATCCTAAATACTTAAACAGTAGACTATAGTAGAAGCGATGATTTCCAGATCTGGTCGCCGCATCAAGAAACCCGAAGTGTATACTCCACAGGAAGACGTGGAGGATGACTACGCTGAAGATGACTATGACA